TGCATGATGATGTCCCACAACTCGCGGGCTTTCACTGTCTCAAATACGATCCCTTCAAATACCAGATCGAAGGAGTCATCCTCTTTCGTCAGTGCTTGCATGAACTTGTCTGTGATACCTACACTTACGTTAAAGCCAGTCAGTACATGAGAGTTAGACTTCGCCTTAATGAATTCAGCGATATCAGGATGGTCAACCCGTAGCACACCCATCTGAGCACCTCGGCGGTGTCCTGATGAGGAGATGGTTTGACATACAGCATCAAAGATACCCATAAAGGAAACAGGCCCAGAGGCAGATGAATCAAGAGATAGGATTGTCTTACCGCGTGGACGGATCTTAGAGAAGTCGTAGCCAATGCCACCACCTCTTCGCATTGTTTCAGCAGCCTCAGCAGCCTTCTCCATAATGGAGTGCATGCTATCTTCAATCTCACCTGACACAAAGCAGTTGAAGCTTGTTACTACCTTCTTCCCACCCATTGATGCTTGAACACGGCCAGCAGGTAGAAACCTCATTTCCCCAAAGATATCTTCAAGGTCTAAACGGTGGTTATCATCATCACTCATAGAGCTAGCTAACCGCTTGATCTTATCGTGGAATGTCTCACCCTCTTGCCGATACTTCATAGCATCGATCTCTTGAGAGAGTGTAGTTGTTGGGCCTTCATAGATTCTATTGTCCACGTGTGTGTCCTCTTTATAGATTGATTAATAGATGGGTGCCTATCCCTATAAGGGACGGATACCCACCAGTCTATCAAGCTTCACAAATGGCTCTTCGTTTCTCAAGGAAGTTGTCTAACTCTTTGAGCGAACGATCACTGAGCTTTTCAAGCTCTGTTTGCGTGAATGTAGGAGTGTCAAGCCCACACAACACTTCAGTCCTTGCGGACGTTACCGTTGTTGCGCATCCGCTCAATACGAGCATCCCTGCTAAGATCAGTGTCAACCGCATCTTCCGCCTCCTTTACCTTTTTGTAGTCCTTCAAGTCTTTGACTTGTAGATCCTTCTTCATGTCTCGGCGACCTGCTTTAAATACCAGCAGTATCGAAGCCACGACAGCCAAGGCACTTGCCACAAGGCGTCCCACTTTTGATCCAACAAATGTTAGTAGCCACATCACTCTCCTTTCAGCCTCACGGCTCCCTCGGTGATGGCCCTGAGACCAACGTTCACAAGAGGTAGGGTAACCACAGCAAATGGCTCAATCAACAACGGGTCAATGACTTTAGCATTGCGATTTAAAAGAATTGCCACAATGGTCAAGACGTTTACCCAAAAGGTTTTGCTTATCAATATGCTCTTTGTTTTGTTTTCCATTTACTCTCTAGCTCCTTTAATAAGATGAATGAATACCAACGAGTTGAACAAGAACCAGATATAGTTATTGTACTTCGCACCCCACAAGTTTCCTGTGAGAAACGCAGCAGTCCACCCACTTTGGGCGACAAGATAGATAATACAAATAACCACTGGTACTAAAAAGTAATACTCGATAGGTGGTTTGACGAACGCACGTACTGATAATACCAAAGCATATAAAGCTAAGGCAATCGTGATAAAATCGATTACAACTGACGGCATACTTGTTCACTCCACGGTGAGGGGTTGTTAACTGTATAACTTACGTTAATTACTACCGATATCAGAGCGAAACCAACAGCAAACAACACAGCGCTTTCAACACGTGGTTTCAATGTCATGACAGGCCACCTCTTAATACCCAACTTACTATAGAAGCGAGAAAACCGCCACCAAGGATCCACAAGAATTTAGAGAGGTTGTTGTTGAGACTATCTTGCCCCGCTCTCAGGTAAAACAAGTCAGATTTAATGGACACCAACTGGATGTCGATCTTGTGTTGTTCTTGTTCCAAAGCTGACATTCTATCTTTAAGTGCATTCAGCTCGTCTTTTACTTCTGTGGAATCCATTTGATGGCCTCACTTTTTAAATAAAGTTTGTTCTTTTTGGCGTCTGGTAGTAAGCCCATTGAGGACTTTTCCCTTCTGCTTGTTCCAACGGGGGAACTGACCAGCAGCTCCTTCGTAATCAGATTTGTTCAACAGCCTTAGCATTGTAGACTTGCGGAAGGCTGTACCACCAACGTTATAGATGAAGGAGGCTAAAGCATCGTACTGATTTTGGCTCAGTGGCACTTGGACATACGTATCAATCGCAGTCTCTACCCACTCAAGGTCGTGTAGTAGTAGTGCTTCGGCACCCGCAAGCGTGATGACCATACCCTTCTTGGCAGTCTTGGTGTGACCATAGCCAATTGTGTAAACATCGTTAGGTGTCGGCAAGTACGCTTCCAGGCGTAAGCCCTCAGACTCTTTGATAAGCTCGACGTCTCGTATGCCAGTAGGGGTTCCGGAGAGGCCCGGTAAGGCCTCTCCAGTAGTTTTGGTAGGGTTAGCAGCTAACAAGCTTAAAACCGCCTTAATGATGCTCTCTATAAGCTTCGCCATAGTAATCTCCTTATGTTAAGGTGCGTCAGTGACCAAGTCGCCACTAACAAAGTTATAACCAGTCAAAGGCGCAGAGCCTTCAATATCAGCTATAGTCGTTACAGAGGACTCTATCTCATAGTAGTGTGCTGGAGCTACAGCCAGTAGGCTTAAGTTCTGTGCCGCACCACTGTTATAGATAGTTGCAACGTTAGCAGTTTGGTCTGTATTCCAAATAGCTACTTGGTTGATAATACCATCGTAGTAGTTATTGTGAACGTTAGAAGCACGACCAATACGATAAATGTTGTCGCTTGTGTTAGCGCCGCTAATCGCACCACTGTAACCGCCATTTGTAGCAACTCCGATTTTAAACTTATTGACTCCATCAACAAAGATGTTGAATCTACCATAGTAAGCTCCAGAGGACGAAGGGTCAACTCCAGTAGTTCCACCATCAAAAGTAATCATTACATGTTGCCATGTGTTGTTTACAAATGAGTTAGCGGCTACCAATACGATGTTATCATAAACAGTACCATAATTTAATACTAAGGTGGTTCCACCGCTTTGCTTGAGCGTGATAGCTCCACCATTGTAATCATCTCCAGCACCGTAAACCATTAAGGTCTGAGTACCTGTATTTGATGTATCTGGTTTAACCCACATTGAGATTGTCCAAGCACTACCGTCACCATTTGTTGCTCGTTCTAGAGCAGTCATGTTAACAGGGTTGCCTTGAAGCCAGTTGGTCGAACCATCTAGAGACAAAGACTTAGTGTTGGTGTAGGTTGGCAGTGTTACATTGATAGTCACAGTGAAGTTAGTAATACCACCGATAGCATTAGCAGCTTTACAGTTAATGACATAAGCCCCAGTAGTTGAAGGAGCTGTACCGATGAACTGTCCTGTTACTTGACCCAGCACTGCCCAAGAAGGGGCATCACTCTCGCCATACATGTTAACGATGTCAGAGTTAGCGTCTAGAGCAATCTGCAAGCTAAACGCAGTGTTCTGTTCAACAGTGAATGCTTGGTCAGATACATCTGGAGCAAACGTTAGGTTAGGTTGTGAACCACCTGTAATAGACTGCTTAGACAACACAGGAATAGAGTAGTAAGCACGGTTGCCTTTAACACCGAAGAAGAGGTGTAGAGGAGTAGTACCGTCACCATCAGCTTTACGTGTAGCAATCTTAACACCAGAGTCTTCATCATAGAGTGTGATTGAGTTGTCTGTTGTGTAGCGTAAGCTAAACATCCCCTGAATTGTACCGGAACCGCCGTCTCTGTATTGGTTCAGGTTTGCTGCATAGAAGTAATCAGGTGCGTTTGTATTTGCATTCCAATCTGAAACCCCAGTAGCAGTATCAAATACGATAGCTTCGTTGGTCTGATAGTAGAATGTACCATCTAACTGTTCTTCAGCTGTAGAAACACCAGTCGCAGCGGCAGTGTAGTCAGTACCAAAGAAATCACCTGTACCTGCTTCATCAAGCATAAACATAATCTTCTCACCGGGGAGAATAGAGATGTTAGACTTAAGCACTGTGTGGTCAAGAATACCGTTGATAATACCCGCTTCAGTTCCAGCAAAGTCGTGTACAATTTCCCAAAGGAAAGAAGTAGAGTCAATAATACCGTTAGGGAATGTTGAGTTGTTGAATCCACCAAACTGTAGGTTGAACTCAGTGACACCCAAAGCAATAGTTGTCTTAGCTACGATAACTTCAACACCACCAGACAAATCCATCAGAGTCATATGACCATCATTGCCGAAGCGGATAGACATAGGAGCGTTGTTAGTAGCACTATAGCCACTTGCGTGATAGGTTGTTACATCTGTGTTAGTAGAGCTTGTGAACTTACCAGAGCCGTTAGCATAGCTAAACACTGTGTTCCAGTTACCAGCGGTTGCTTGGGCTGTGTAAGAAGTTGCTACTTCAGCACCATCCCAGATACCCAAACGAAGCTGGTTGCCTGTGTCTATGTTGAACTTGAACTCTTGTCCACGTTGCAGCTTCTGACCGAAGTAGTAAGGGCCTTGCAAGCGCACCTGAACACCACCGACTAGGGTAGTATTGATGGCGTTTGAAGCGACAGGTTCGTTGGCGTTAGTACCGTAGGAAATGTACCACTGGTCATTAACCGCACTCATTGTAGAGCCGTTAATCATGTTAGCAGCATCAATAGTAACAGTTGAAGCATCACCCATTGTTAGTACAAGGTTAGTACCTACAACAGAACCGCTGACTACCTGTGTGCTTGAGCCTGTAGCTAAGGATGTAACGTCTATCGCAATGATAGAGCCAGAGTCAGTAGTAAGACTCATTGTGTTACCAGCAACGGAACCACTTACGATTGTAGTGTCGTTATCAACCGCTAGACCCGCTACATCGACAAACACAGAAGTAGCATCATCCATAGTTAAAGTAATGATGCTGCCATTCAAAGCGCCACTCTGTACAAACTTGTTAGTATCCACACCAAGTGTAGTTACGTCAACAGTGTAGGAAGTAGCGTCTGCTAGTGCTAGGGTTAGGTCATTACCACTTAAGGTAAAGCCAGTTACAGCATTACCTTGCGAGGCAAAACTCAGAGTGTTAGTGAACAAGTTGTTAAGTTCTGTTACAGCATTATTCAATACAGAGTTCACAAAAGAACCGTTGATGCTTACAGCGGAGACTGGCAGAGATTCAATGAGAACCTTAGCGCCATCTTTGACCATAATCTTAATCTCAGTACCATTAGCAATAGCTTGTATTGTGTTAATGTTATGAGGAATAAGCATCTGTGACCCAGCTGCCAAGGACAAGTCCTTAAGCAAGATAGAAGTACCTGTAGAGTCAACACTAAAGTCCATAGCCTTATACTTAAGGTACGGGGAGATTAGCTCAAGGTCTTTGTCTTCAAACAAGCGGTTGTGCACTGTTGCTTGATAGCGCAAGAGACCAGTGTTAGGGTCTACAGTGTCACCTTGACGTACTTGGAATACACCTAAGTCTACATCGTCTGAGTTACGTACCTTGTGAATTTCCGCGTGGAGGGTAGTGCCAGCACGTACATCAACAGGGTGGTCAAAGAACCACTCAATGACGTCACCTGGAAAGATGTTAGTATTAGCAGAGGAACGAGCAGCAGAACGAGGAAGTTCCTGCATGTAGACCTGTTTGCCGTTGATTGTAATGCGGTACTCAAGGCGTACTTCTGGACCAACAGCTTCAGCAGCAGTGGTAGTGATACCAAGGCCAGAGATGTTAATGCCGAAGTAGTTGTCACCAGCGTAACCGACAGAAGTCAGAGGGTCTGGTTGCCCACCTAAAGGTAGTGAGAACATATCAGAGAAGACACGACCACTGGGTGGGATGAATCCAGAAGCGCCTTGGTTCACAGTTAGAGACTGGTCTTTGAGACCACCCCACATAGGGAAGAAGTTGATGTCGCTGGATAGGTTGGTAAAGAAGATGTTTTCTGAGCCAGAAGACATCTTATGTTGGTCACCTAGATACATCGAGTTAAGTGTTGTTTCAATAGCCTTAGTAGATACTAGGCGGCGAGTACTGTCGTCATAGTCCCAATGAGATAAAAACTCTGTCTGATCAGTAGTGAGGCCGCTGCCTCCACCCGCTGACGAGAACCCCATTACGATGCATACCAGTCTACGCGGCCAGCACCAGCTGTCATTACGTATACCGGACCCGATACAGGTTGAAGCAGTTCAAAACTCACGCCTATCGGAAGTACAACCGATACAGACGTGGATGGAACTTCGTGTCCGATGGTGAGCTGTACAATCGCTGAGTTTGGTGCAATGCCAAACGGACCTACAACGTTTTCTAGTTCATGCCACGTGCCTGCGCCTGTGGTAACTTGTGCGGTTTGTATATTAATTCGTGCCATGGAAGGCTCCTATATGTAGAACCCGCCCCTTACATTAGGGACGAGTTGTTTGTGTATGTAAACCTTGATGATTTTACAACCAGACACGCTTAGGTGCATCAGGTGTAACACCGTGTGCTATATCAAGAGCCTCAACAGCACCACGGCAAACACTGCTAGATAGGCGGATGTTGACATGCCAGCCATCTAGAGCAGCCGTCTCTGAATACTCAAAGCCCTCGTCGTCTGTAAGCATGACACCTGTAGTCTCCCGTAAGACCCCTACAACGTCAATGGCGTAGTCTGCTGTACCGCTGACCAAGTAAGGGTCACCTTCAATCTGTGTGCTCTCTACGCCAGTCTCAGGGTCTACGATGGTTGTGTAGTCCTGTTTGTAGAATGCAGCCAGAGCCGTTGGCATGTCAGCCTCAGAGTTTAGCTTGATGTAGAAGTCAGTCTTCGGAGCCACTACGTCATCTTCAATCATTAGT